GTCTACCTGTCGAACGATACCGTTGCTAACGCGTATGCGTATTTCAACATTGGCGCGACAACCTGCGCGGTGGGCACCGTGGGCGCGGCGGCAACAGCAGCCGTTGAGGACTACGGGACTATTTGCTCGGTAGAAATCCGGCTCACTTGCACGGCGGCGGCGCAGACAATCGCACTCCAAACCGCAGAGGCCGACAACGACAAGGTGTTCGCGGGCGACGCGTCCACGGTCAACACGTATTTCGGCACTGTTCAGGTTGAGCAATACGCGCACAAGACTAGTTTTGTCGCCACCACCACCACGGCAGGCCAGCGCGGGGCTGATGTGCTGCGATACGACGGCACTGGGATTGTTGGGGCTGAGGGGTCGGCGGTGGTTTCTCTGTGGGCGCCGACGCGTGGCGGGGCTGACACTTATTTTCTCTCGCTCTCGGATGGGCTCTCGGCGGCTGACCGAATCTCCTTTGCCGCCGTGTCTGCTACAGGTGCCGTGTCAATCAGGAGCCGGGCCACTGCGGGGGCCAACGGGACCACGGGCAGCAGCACCGACATTATGACAGGCGCTGCGTTCACGGCGGCTGGGTCGTGGGCGACGAATGCCTACACTGTCGCGATAGACGGCGCGGATGAAACGATACCAGACGCCTCTGCCGACGTGCCCGACGACATAGACACAATCGGGATCGGGCAACATCGGGACAGTGGATCCCAGTTCGGCGGCATAATAACCAGCGTCAAAATCTACGACCAGACCGGGGTGACAGAATGAGCCGCCTCAAAAGAATCCTCGCAGGTGCCGCTGCCATCGTTGGCCTAGGCGTGCTCGGGCTCTCCGCCGCGCTCCAACAGTCCGCGCTGGACGAGGGGCTTTCGACGTGCGCACAGTGGGGCAAAGCCATTGACCTTGCCGAGTCTCGTCAGTCGGTCGAATGGTACGCGCTGGTCACGGCTGGTTACGTTCCGCCGTCAACTCTCGGTGACCGCGTGCTCGGGACTGTCGATGGCACGTTGCGCGCGGGGCGGATTCACGCGACTCCGGCAGCGTGCGAGCGTGGGCTGGAGTACACCTACAAGCGAGGCGCCACGATACAGGGCGCGGGGCTGTACCAGTTCAGCGGAGACCGACGCTTTGCACGCGGCTGGGAACTGCTTGCGGCGTCTGCCCCCGAGGTCAGGTATTTCGGCGGTTGGAAAGAGGTGGTTGCAGCGTGCCTTGCTGTGACCACCGGCGCGCGCTGTCTGAACTATCTCGGCGGGGTGAGTGAGTGCTGGAAGCTCGCGGGTGGCAACCTATGCCGTCACGGGCTTGAGTACGGGCCTGGGCTCGGGGGCGTCAATGTAGACGGCACGCCCGCAACGTGCTCGCCCGGTGTTGGCTCGGTGCCGTATCCGTGTACCGACCACGGGCGCGGTAGAGATTGGGCCGAGAACATTCAACCGCTAGACGTGACCGAGGAGTAGGCCCGTGAGCAAGGAAGCCGTAGAGTCAGTGGTTAGGTTCATGCTGGAATCAGGGTTCCCGCTCTGGTTCGTTATGATAGCCATGACCTGGGGGATGCTCATCGGCGGGTTGTGGGCGCTGGATAAGTGGTGGTTTCACCGCAACCGGCGCAGGCAGAACGGCACGCCGCAACGGGTCGAGGTGGTCGGCATGGAGTCGCTACAGGAGCGCGTCCGCAGCGTTGAGATCGCAGTCGGGCAGCACTCGATGAAATCGTCCGAGGAGCACGAAGAAATCAGCGTGAAGGTCGAAGGACTAGCGGATGACCACACAAAGCTTCGCGCAGCGCTAAACCCAAAGGAGTCAACGGCATGAACTACATCGCAGAACTACAGGCAGCATGGGACGCAGGCGGCTGGCTCGCTGTATCGGGCGCTGGAATCATGGTCGCGATGCGCGGTTGGTCATCCGGCCTGGTTCAGAACGCAGTCGGCAAAATCCCCGGCGCGCCCGCGTGGCTACTCTGGGACAATCTCACGCCGTTTGGCAAGCTCGCCCTGGTTGGCGGCGTAACTGCTATCGGGTCGGCGGCTATTGCGTTCGCCACTGGCACCGGGCTCGGGGCTGCGGTCGGCGCTGGTCTCGCTGCTGGTCTCGCTGCCATCGGTAGCAACTCCGCGCACAATGCGCACAAGAAGTCACGCGAGGGCGGTCTCCGTAGCCTGCTGCCACCGGTACGGCAACCGAGCATCAGAGGAAAGATCGGCAAAGACATGCAGGCACCGGTCATCGAATGACCCGCTGGGACATGTTCGGGGCACGGCCCAAGCCAGTGCCAGCGCCGCTTGAGATCCACCAGGAGCTAGCCCCGGGCCCATACAAGACCCGCAAGCGCACTGATTACGATTTTGTGCACCGGCTCAGTCTGTCTAAGCTCCCGTGGGGGCCAATAGCAGACCACCACCTGCGGGCCGAGGACGTGATCCGGGAGTTCATGGCGCACCCGGAGTTGAACACCCGGCGCCGCGTGCCGTACAACGCCCTCGTGCTGGCCGACTCGTCGATCGTGCAGATCCTCCCGCTGTCCGCCGAGGGACAGCACGCGGGCGGCTATAACTACAGGTCCCGGGCGGTGGCTGTCGTCGGCCTGCTCGATGAACACAAGATGACGCATGGGCAGTATGCGTCCCTGATACACGTCTTGGCATCGTGGCGGGACATGGGGCCGCCTGCGGAGATCGTTGGGCATACCGAGCAGGCGCCGAGCAAAAAGTACCCCAACAAGCGATGCCCGGGCCGGTTCGTCTCGATGCATTCAATCCGCACGCAGGTCGAGTGCCAGCCGGTGACTGACTTTAGCGGCTGGTCCGTATAGACTCTATCGACGCCCTGATCGCCCTCGTTTCGGCCGCGCGCTTCTCGCCCCTGCATATGGATCCGACTGAGCTTGAGCTAATGCCATAGCACTCCGCGATATGGCGCTGTTGTGCCCCTCCCGCATGGAGCAGGCATATCGCGACGGAGTCGTGCGGCGACACCCTGGACGAGCCGTTGGCCACGCCCATTCTTCTCATCGTCCCCGCAGAAGCGGCATCGCGCATATTGTCTTCGTGCGTTCCACTGCGCAGATGCGCCGGGTTACAGCACCCGCGCTCATTACACGAGTGCAAGACCAGTCGACCGCGCGTGTAGTCGCCCCCAGACAACTCGAACGCCGTGCGGTGTGAGTAGAAACTCCTCTTCGCGATTGCCCCGTTTTCCCTGAACCTGATCGTAAAAACGCCGTAACCACCGCGCCCGTCTGGGCCCGCGTCACCATTGGTGCACATGAGCCACATCCAGCAGTCGTCTGGCCCTTTTATGTCAACGCGTGACCAGAAGTACTCCGGCAGGGGCGCGCCACAAATAAACGTGCGGCCATGCGTCTCCATCATCATCCCAGCTTCTGATTTGTGATTCATTCCCATATCCTTTCGCCCATAACCTTGATTACCGCGGCCGGGCTGATGTGGTCCAAGTACCGGCTCGTCGTTGCGATACTGCTGTGCCCAAGCTGTCGGCTTATTATGCCGATATCGACGCCCTCCGCGCGGAGTTCGCATGCTAGCGTGTGTCGTAGCCCGTGGGCGTGAACCCTTCTCTCTATACCGGCCCTCTTTGCCAGCTTCTTAATCATGCGCCGAACATAGCTAGAATCAATGCGTCCGCCGGCCAGTGAACAGAATAGCCAGTCAGACTCAATCCCTGCTGCGGTGCGTTGCCCCCGCCATTCGTCGATGACCTTAAATGCTCTTGCATCCATCCCGACAGTGCGGTTTTTGTCGCCCTTGCCCCTCATCACCCGCACCGTCCCGCCATCGGTATCAACGTCCCAGGTCCGCAGGGCCAGCCCCTCGGAGCATCGCAGCCCGGAGCGGTACAGCAGCGTGAGCAGAGCTCTATCCCTCATCCCGGAGACACGGCGCACGTCGGCGGCGTCGATTAGGGCGCTGGCCTCGGAGGGGGTTAATGGTTCGGGGGGGTACTTCATTTGCTCAACTCGTTGACTATGTGCCCGATGACTTCGGCACACTGGGGGACGACGGCGTTCCCGAGGGCTCGGAGTCGGTCCAGCCGATGGGGAATCCCATTAGCCACTCCACAAATGCGGGGGCTAGGGATCCGACCCGTTTCGATTCCGTGTCGTAGTTCACAGCCCCAGTTAGGGTGTCCTGTCTCGGCCCGTTCCCCTTCGGCCGACCGTCTATTGCCCGTGGCGTCGGCAGCGCTCCACGCCGGGCCAGCGTCTCCAGGCTCGGGCGGTCCTTCCCTGCTCGTCCCGCAGCCCCGCCCCTGTTGCTCCCGTAGCTGCTTGCTGTTGGCGTCGGCAGTAGGTCCGCCCACCCCTCCTTCTGTTTTCCCTTGCCCGTGGCGAAGTTGTGGGGGTTCACGTCTGTTGCCGACCATGTCCTGTTGTGGCTTGCCTTCCCCGGCCCGTCCGAGGCACGCGGCGTGGGCAACGATAAAGACCCTCCGCCGAAGGTGCGGAGCCCCGACATCATGTGCCGACAGCGGGACCGGTAACGCTTGGTAGTCGAGTTGTCCCATCCCGGCCATGATTGCGTCGACCCACCGATTAGCCCCGCTGGCGACGTTCTCAATGACGACCCACTCGGGCCTGAGCTCGCCGACGATCCTGGCAAACTCAAACCACAGTCCCGAGCGCTCTCCAGCAAGGCCCGCGCCCTTTCCTGCGCTGGACACGTCTTGACATGGGAATCCGCCGCAGATGAGATCGACAGGGGCGAGATTGCCAACTCCAGCTGTTCGGACATCGTCGAACCTTTCAGCGTCGGGCCAATGCCGCGCCAGTATTGATCGGCAGAAAGCAGACTGCTCGACCTGCCACACCGTGTGGGCTCCGGGGATTGCGCGCTCCAGGCCGAGCTCTAGCCCTCCGATCCCGCTGAATAGTGAGCCTATGCGCATCAACTAGTCCCGCTTCCTAGAGAAACGTGCCTATTCACAGCCCTGCATCCTTTTGAACGCCCGAATCATCGCCACGGTGTCGTGACGGGCTGCGGCTGCTTCGGCCTCGTTGAGCACCTGCTCTATAGCCGCAGCGCCGAACGCGCCAGCCGGTCCGATTTCCTTGTACCACGCTAAAAGCTCACGGCACCGCGCCTGCTCCTCGGGGTATTGTTCTGCCAGTGATTTACTCATCCCTGCCTCGCTTTCTGGTTGGGGGTGAACACCGGCCGACCCTCGGTTAGTATGTGCCTGGCCATTCGGTTTCTTCGATTGTCCGCGATGACACACGACACGCTGAAGTACCAGACCGCTGACCCCTCATCCTTGAAATCGAGTCTGACCTCGTACTTCCCGTCGGTGTCTTCCACGACACCGGGAGCCCACAGGTATTTGTCAACCCGGGCCAGAACCCTCTGGCCTCTGGTGTAGTGTCGGCTCATATTCGGTCTCGCTTTTGTATAATTTCGTGATCACTCATCGACGTGCACCCCGGCCCGGCGCGCGATGTCCATTATCGACTGGTTGATTGCATAAATGCCCGGGTCCTCTAATTCGGCGGCGACTCGTCGGGTCTTTGCGTCAATCAGCGAGGGTAGCGGCTCCCGAGCAAAACGCCGAGCGCAGATGGCCCTTGCCGCGGACACTACCAGATCCATGCGGCGCATCATCTCAGGCACATCGACCGTATCCGTGTGGTGGTCAGCGGTCAGCTTGCCGACCATGGCCTCAAACTGGGCTCTTGTTTCAACACCAGTCATTCTTAACCTCTTTCTTGTCTCGCTTTCGTACCATTTCGTGCCTCATTTGCTCAACTCGTTGACTATGTGGCCGATGACTAGACCTCCGTGTACGGCGTCATGTCCTTGTAGATGGTCATTGTGGAACCATGCCCGCAAGAACCGCAGCCGTCCTCGGTTTCAATGTCATTATCTGTGACGCCAAAGATGTCTCGGGCCTTGCGGTAGTCCTGCTCATCTGGGCACATTGAGAGCCTGATCTGAACAAAGCTACGCTCCAGGATATCTATGTCCCAGAAAGCGTCGAGCTGCCCCTTTACTGATTTCTTGAATCTCATTCTTGTCCCGCTTTTGTATTGATCCTCTCCGCTGCGTCGCAGGCGGGCCTAGCGCTGTCCCGGTCCATTACGGCGGCCCTGACCAACTCCGGCACGCGCAGGGCCAGAACATGGTCTTGGATAGTTCCGTCGTCGGATGTCTTGGCGGCGTCGCCGAACAGCGCGCCTATCTCATCAATGATGCCTCGGTAAAACTGTTCATTGCGGCAGTGCTGCTCTGCTGTGTGTTTCCAATTGTCGCGTTCCTGCTCAGCTCTCATTTACCATGCTCCTCGGTTTGTGGTTTCGTCATTGTTTTCGGCATTCCGGGGCCCGTTCTATCTCGCTTTCATGTCATTTCGTGACTGGCGCTAGCGCATCCCGCGCCCGCTGCCTGGATTCGATGTCTCGCCCGAGATCGCGGAACCAGATCAGCGCTTCCCGCAGCGCATCCCGCTCCCGCTCCGCCTCCAGCCGCAGCGCCTCCGACGCCTCAGCCGCTAGCCGGTGGCTCTCCGCATCGTCGCGCAGCTCGCGGTTGTCTCGCTCAAGGTCGAGGTAGGCGCGGGCCATCCTCGCAGTGCTGGCGTGGTACGCGTGGCAGCTTGGCGAGCTGTACTCTCGCGCGATACCACTCGCATAAGTTGACGCCCACTGCGCCTCGGTCTCGGGGTTGTTGGTGTGTTTAGCCATTGGCGTTCACCCTCTCAAACTCGCAGCACCAGACCCAGGGGTTGTCGTCCCAGCCGAGGCCCTGCTTTGCGTAGATGGAGTCCCAAAGCGCCGCGAAGACCCGCACCTGATCCCCGGTTGTAATCCCGGATGGGTCGTGCATCTTTGTCCCGTCCCACCCTTCGGCGATTGCACCCAGGTCTCGGATATCCTGCACCCGCTCCACCCAAACCCGCCCGACGCGCAGCCAGATACGGGCGAGGCGTTTGGGCATGTGGATTGACGGCACCCACGATCCGCGTCCTTGATCATCGCGACACGGGCACCCGGCCTCCCAGTGCGTGCAGTCGTGGTCAGCCCTGTAGTCAACCAGTCTCCGGGCCTCGGTGTCGCTGATCTTCGGGTATTCGAAATGGTCGACATAGAACGTCTCCCGCACATAGAGCAGGTCGTTGGGCTGGCCGAAGGGGCTCTTGTGCTCGATGACGTCGCAATCAAAACCGCCGTCGTCGCTAGACTCCCACCGCGACCCGGCAAGGGCCTGCATTAGTCGCCGCTGCGGCCTTACAGGCCTCCGCGTCTGCGTCTTGCGCCCGTCGAGGATCGCTCGGACCATCTCGGCGTTGAATAGGATCGGTCGGTCAGCCATCTGTCTCACCTCTCTGCGCCCTGTGCGCGCTCTCAAGGGCCGCATAACTCGCAGGCCCTGGTTGTCCGATTCCCGCAAAGGCCGCCCTCAGTAGCCCACAGGAGAGCCGTGGGCTATGTCCTGAGTACCGCACGGCGCGGCGAATCAGGGACAGTCTGCGGCGGTAGGTCATGCCCATAGCGGCGTCAAAGGGTCTAGGTCGTCGTCTTCGTTGTTCATGCTTGAGTGTAAGAGCAAGTCCTGGGCCAACATCGCCGAACCGGAATCGTTGACCTTTTCCGCCCCAGGTGCGAAACGGATTACGCGGAAGTGCGTAACATTGTGCGCGGGGTGCGTAGTGGGTTGCGCGGTCATGCCCGCCCCTTGCACGGCTCGCAGTGGCCCTCTGCGCCGCACTCGCACGCCTCGCCCTGCTCTGGCTCTATCGCCCTCAGCGCGGCGCTGGCGACGTTGAGCGGCGCATAGCCCAGGCCCTCTTGCGGGTTCATGTCGGCAATTTTGCGCAGGGCGGCAACGGCGGCGGAAACCCCCGCCGGCTCCAGGCCGTCCAGGGCGTTGACGCATGCGACGGCACGGGCTGCGTTTGCCGGGTTGTAGAATATCGGCAAATCAGTGTACCCGTGCGTCGTCAACAGCGGAGCGGCGTGGCGGTCAAGCATCTGGTCCGCCTCGGCCCCAGCGGTGGCCCACGGCTCCCCGTGCTGTCCTTTGGCGGTCATCGGTCCTCCTCCGCATCCGCCCTGGCCTCGGCTGCGGCGTTGCGCCACTCGGCGTGGGCCATGCGATCAAGTAGCTCAATCTCGTCCATGGCGGCGTCGCGGTCGGGGCCCGGTGGCATCTTTTCGGCCTCTTCACGGGCGGCGTCTATCTCGCGGTCTAGGCCGCGTGCTTCTCCGATGGCGCTCATGATACCGCCTCCATTTCTTCTACGGTGTAAAGCCCCAGAATGATGTCCGAGTACACCGCGCGGCATACCTCAGACTCGCACCTGTGCCGCAGCATGGTCGCCGGGAATTTCTGGTAGGTCTGCGAGTTCGTGAGCCCGGCGCGTTTGGCATCCTCGATTGTGAAGGACATCCGCGCGGGGTTCTTGCTCCCGACGCGCTTTGTCTCAATCGTGCATACCTCGGCCGTGCTCTCGATGAGGTCGAAATACTCGCAGACATCGCGGCGCTTGCGGACGAGCCCGACCATTGACGCGGCAGCAAGGCAGGGCTTCCCTTTCACGAGGTAGAAGGCCCGCAGCGAGCTCACCGCATCCAGCCCAAGCGATCGCCCGGTCATTATCATAGCCAGCGCGGCCTGGGCGTTCGGCAGGTCTGCGAATAGGCGCGACTCAAGCAGCGTCACCGAGAGGCGCTTGGCCTCGTTCAGGTTCGTTGGCTCCAGCCCGTGCTCCCAGCCGGGGGCGGCGACGGCCATTGCCTGGGTCGGCTGTGGTCCCGCCTCTGGTGCGGCGATAACCTCTGGCTCGGGCGCGTCGATGGTTTCGGGTGTTTCGGGTGTTTCGGGCTCTTGCATTTCCATCTCCTTGGGCTTGCGTTCTGCGAGTACGGCGTCGACATCGACCGGCGCGTCGTGCTCTAGCTTGACTAGCTGGTGTGACACCTTGAGCTGCACGCCGTCTAGGGCGTTGCCCGCCTTGTTTAGCTTCTCCTGGCCCGCTGCCTCGATGATGCCGTCGAGGTCGCCGTACTGATTGAGCCACTTGGATGCGGTCTTGACTCCGACCCCCGCGACGCCCGGCACGTTGTCTGCCTTGTCGCCGGTGAGGGCCAGGAGTTCGCAGACGATGCCGGGGGGCACGCCGAACTTTTCGGCCACCTTGCTGGTGTCGTAGGTCGTTTTTGTCATCGTCGAGACGCACCGCACGACATTGCCGCCATCCTCGCCTCCCGACACCAACTGCATCAGGTCCTTATCGGCGCTGTAGATATCCACGCTGACGTCGTAGTCGAGCAGCTTATGGCAGAGCGTCGCAATAATATCGTCCGCCTCGTATCCCTCCGCGCCCACTATCGGATAGCCATCGGCGCGCAGCTCATCCAGGGCGAGCCTCATGGTCTCATGCATGACCGCGGGAGCCTTCTCCCTGTGCGCCTTGTACTCCGCGAGAATCTTGCTGCGGCGGTACGGTGGCGAGTCGATGCAGATGGCGACGCGGTCATAGGCTGAAGCGTAGCCGGTGATCTCCTGCACGGTTTTGCGCACAGCCGAACTCGTCTCGTCGTTCTCGCTCGCGTGCCAGCGGATTCGGAAAATGTTGGAGAAGTCGATTAGTGCGATTTTCATGGCTCACCTCGTGAGGACCCACGCGCGCCCGGGGGAGGGTCCGCAAGGCGGCTCAGACGCGCGTGGGTTTCGATAGCACCCTTGAGGGCGCTGTCGATGGTTTCTGATTTTGCTGGCTTGGCGATGACTGGCCGGTCGGTCTGCGGCTCCCCGCCGCTGTAGATTACGATCGGCACACCGGCTCGGGCTGCGATGGCAATGACCTCAGCCCCGCCGCCGTCTGGCATGTCCCAGTCGGACAGGATGACATCGGGTCGCTTCAGATCGCAACGCAGAGCGGCCTCGAGTGGGCCCGCTGCCATGTCGTAATCCCAGTGAAGGCGGCCAAGCGCGCGCGCGACAGAGCGGCGGACAAGGTATTCATCGTCTACGACTAATACGCGCATGAGTAGAGTCCCAGTAGTTGAAGGATGGTTGTGCCGCCGGTCGCGTATTCGACCACGGCGAGGATGGTGCCGAATACGAGCGCGCCGGAGACCGCGCCGCAGGCCCAGCCGTAGCGAAACTCGGCCTTGAGCGGGTCCACGTATGCGGTGTTCGCATAGTCGTGCTCGACACGGCCGCGGCTGTAGACGGTGCGCGAGTGGCGCTGGGTTTTCTTGGGGGTCATGCCCAGCACCTCCCGACGGCCGAGCAGCAGCCGCAGTTGAGTAGTTTTGCGCCGCAGAGGCAGACGAACGACCGCCGCCCGTCGATGTCTACGACCATGATGCGCCGCTCCCCGCTGGTTAGCGTGCAGTCATACGTGCCTGGAGCATACAGGGCGAAGTCCATCGACATGGCGGGCACCGTTATAGCTCCGCACCAATCATCCGAGGGGACGACGGCCCAGCCTTCTCCGGCGACTAACGTCATCGTGCTGGCTCCGAAATCTCGCAGCAGCCACCGCAGTAGTAAACGTGGCCGTCGCGGGTGGAGTGGTAGTCCGCCGCCCCGAGTAGCGCCTCGATTTGGTCGGCGGCCTCGGTCTTGCGTTTGCAGTCTAGCGGGTCGTGGTCGGCGGTGCCGGTCTCGACCCACGTTAGGACGTGTAGCGGGGTTTCACAAATGTTACAGGGTTTTGATTCGTTGCCCATGAGCCCTCCCGGAGCTGTTGGCTGTGTCGATTCCTGACGTTAACCCGTTGCCGCACGGCAAGTCAAGCAAATGTTACGCGGCATTTACAACTTGCCTTGTGGGCGCCCGTGTGGCAACAATGAGGCATGACGAAATTACAGAAGTACCTCAACAGGAAAAAGCTACGGCAGGCCGACTTCGCCGTTACTCTGGGCGTTGTTCGCGGGTGGCCTATCGATCCCAGCCAGGTCTCGCGGTGGTGCAGCGGCGAACGCGTCCCGTGCATGGCGACGCGGGTGCATATTGAACAGGCCACGGGCGGGAAGGTCTCGCGGCGGGCGTGGTCATGAGCGCAAAAGAGAGATGGTCTGACCCAGTGCCGCTGCCGCCGAACAAAAAACACGCGGGGCCGGCGTATATGGTCTCAACGCTTGGGCGCCTGCGCGTGAATTACAGCTGGGGCGGGTGCCCGTGTGAGTGGCGGCCCTTGAATCCGGTGCCACACCACAAGGGGTACCTCGTTCTCAGGGGCGGATGGGGGAGGCTGCGGGTCCACCGCGCGGTGCTGCTCGCGTTCGTTGGCCCGCCGCCGCCAGATAAACCCCTTGCCTGCCACAACAACGGGGTCCCGGGCGACAACCGGCTGGCGAATCTCCGGTGGGACTCATTGAGCGGGAACCGTCGCGACATGATTAAGCACGGCACGCACGACCGCGGGGCCCGCAACTCGAACGCCCTTCTTTCAAACGCGCAGGCGATGGAGATACGCAGGCGGCGGCTGGCGGGCGCGCTGGTCTCGGCGCTTGCTCGCAGGTTTCGTGTTAGCCGCACGTGCGTCTACAACGTGGTTAACGGCAAAACATACAAAGAAGAGTACATGGTCAACGAGTCGCTTAGGACGGGGGCCAGGAAATGAGAAGCGCCATCGCATGGGTTGCACTTTTACTTAGCGCGCTCGCCGCCGTCGCTGCCGTTCGGCTGCTGTATCATCTGGCGGCGTTCGCGTTCTTTGGGATGGAGTCGAACGGAGATCAGAATTTCGCTACCTTCTTTCTGCTCATGACGGCGGGGGCGGTTGGCGGGTGCCTGTGGTTCGTTGTGTGCGATGCGCGTGATGAAAGAGGCGGCCGATGAGTAAACCCGGCGACGTGTGGGTCTCGCCCTGCGGCCAGATGGAGCTGCGCTGCGGCGACTTTCGCGAGGTGCTGGCTGGCGTTGAGTGCGGCGCGGTGATTACGGATCCGCCGTATGGGGAAAGGACACACGCGGACGGGGCCAGCCTGTCTGCGTCTGCGTCTGCGTCTGCTCCGGTGCCGATCGGATATCGCCCGATGACCCCGCAGGGCGTTGCCGAGTCTGCCGCGCTGTGGTCGGGGTGGTGCTCGGGGTGGCTGTGCGTTTTTAGCTGCGACACGCTGCACCCGGTTTGGCGCGCCGAGATGGAGGCGGCCGGGCGGTATGCTTTCCCCGCGGTGCCTGTCCGGCAGTTTGTCCCACGGCTCGTGGGCGATGGACCGTCCCGATTCGGCCCCTATCTCACAGTCTCGCGCCCCCGGATGGCTGAGTTTATGAAATGGGGCACACTCCCTGACTGGTATAGCTCAGCCACCACGCGGGGCTATGTGCGCGGGGGCAAACCGCTGCCCCTGATGCAGGCGATCGTCTCCGACTACTCACGCCCCGGCGATCTGGTCTGCGACCCGTGCGCGGGCGGTGGCACCACTCTGCTCGCTGCGGCAATCGAGGGGCGGCGGGCAATAGGCGCCGAGCTGGATCCGGAGACGTTCGACAAGGCGGTGGCCCGGCTGTCGCGCGGGTACACGCCGCGGATGGTGCTGCCAGCGCGCAAGAAGCAGAAACAAGGATCGATGCTGTGATTTGTATTGACCCCGGCGCGTGTCTCGGGGTATGCGTGCCGAGCCAACATGGACCCCAACCAATCATAAGATTCTGCGCTGCTCGCTCGGCACCCTTCCATGTTGGCGCATGGCCGGGCGGGCGGCGCGGATTATTCTGGGGCGGCAATGGCGTATTGTAGACTTGAGGACTCGTTTAGGAATTCGCGCAAGTTCACGCGGCTGGCCAAGGCCCTGGGCATTAGCGCCCCCCACGCCCGCGGGCTTGTCGCTGGCCTCTGGTCGTGGGCCGTGACCCAGGCACCCGATGGCGATTTGTGCGACCACGACCCAGACGAAATCGAGGCGGGAGCGGATTGGGGCGGCGAGGAGGGCGCTCTTGTGTCCGCGATGGCGGATCCACGTGTTGGGCTTTTGGACGAAACGTCAAGCGGCTACCGGCTGCACGGATATTTGCAGCGCTCAGAGTCGTATCAGGTGGCACAGCGCAAGGCGAAATCCCGTGTAACAAAATCAGCAACTTGCGCCGATAATGTCACGGACACGGCCGTGACACGACCGTCCAGGGTGGACGCCAACGTCACGCCGATGTCACAAGGAGAGAGAGAGAAGAGAGAGACTAAAGAGAAGAGAGAGAGAGACCCGGAAGTCGCCACAGTCAAGGCCCACTTCGTGGGCGTCTACCCGGACAAAGCCATCCAGGCAGACACGCCCCAGACTCTCCGACTGATCAGGAAGTGGCTAGCAATAGGGTACACTCCCGAGCAACTATGCCTCGCCATCGACGGCAACCTAGCCAGCGAGTGGCATCAGCAGAAACGGATGACCGGCATGGGTCAGATACTCAAAAGCGCGGAGGTCATCGACAGGTTTATAGACGCGGCCAAGCCTAAGCGCAGCAGGCCGCTGACGGTCAACGCCCCAAGACTGGACGGCCCGACATGAGCGAAGCAGCAGAGAGATCCCTGATAGGGGCAGCGCTACTTGCTGGCAGAGTCCCGGCTGGTGGCGAGATGGTAAAGCCGGAGGACTTCGGCAACGCGGTGGCGTCCCGGGCATGGGGGGCGATTAGAGCTCTGGCCGACGCGGGTACCGTCATCGACGAGACCGCAGTTGCATCCGAGATGGGTGAGGGCTCGTTCAATTATTTGGCCTCGCTGGTCAACGAGGTCCCGACCGCAGCAAACTCCGCGCACTATGCCTCTGTTGTGCGCAAGAGCAGCAGGCACAGGGCCTACCTCGATGCCCTGTCTGCGGCCCTGCGGGATATGGACTCCCCCAACGGCGCTGACGAAATAGCGGCGCGCGTGTCTCGACTACTCAGCGACACGGTGGCCGGGTCTGACGCGGAAGGGCCGAAAAAGCTGGGCGGGTTGTTGTCGCAGGAGTTCATTGACCTGCAATCGCGACGGCTGAACGGAAAGGGGGCCGGGGTGCCAACGGGGTTTGTCAGCCTGGACCAGACCATCGGCGGGCTGCGGCCCGGTAACGTCACGATCATCGCCGGGGGTACGGGTAGCGGCAAAAGCGCGCTTGCGTTGTGCGTCATGCTCAACATGGCCGAGGCTGGGCGGCGGTGTCTCGGGTTTAGCCTGGAGATGATGGCTAGCGAGATGGCGCAACGGGCGATGGCTGCGGGCGCCGGGGTTCAACTGTCGCGGCTGGCCAATGGCCGGATCGATGAGTCCGACATGGCCAAGCTCGGCTCGCATCTGCCACGGCTTAAAGACCTGCCGATTTGGCTGTTTGACCGGCGCGTGTCGGTTGAGGAGCTAGCCGGGATCACACGAGTGCAGCACATGCGGCACGGTGTGGATGTGCTGTTTGTCGATTACCTGCAGTTGGTGGCGCCGGATAACAAAAAGGGCGCAAGCCGCGAGCAGCAGGTCTCCGAGATTTCGCGCTCGCTCAAGGGGCTGGCGATGGAGATGCAAATCCCCGTTGTCGCGCTGGCACAGTTCAACCGGGCGGCGGGGTCGAGGTCTGGCGACGATGCCAAGCCGCGTCTTAGCGACCTCCGGGAGTCCGGGGCGATTGAGCAGGACGCGACGCACGTTATCGGGATACACAAAGAGGCGCACGACTCGCCGGACGCGCTGCTGTGCGTGCTGAAAAACAGACACGGCCCGATCGGGGAAATCCTGGTCAGGTGGGCCGGGGGAACTACGAGGTTTTACGATGTACCAAGCAATTCGGGTAGGTGAGTGGCGCGTGTTGCGCGACGACGCGGGGCTACACGCCGTGCATGACGGGACCGGATACGAGGTCCCGAGAATGGATAGCCAATGGCTGGCGACGGTCAAAGAGAAATCGTGGGCGACAGAGAAGACGATGCGAGACTTGCAGCAAGCGATCGGCTTGTTTGGGAGGCCCCAGGCGGGGCCAGTGTCAAGATGACCGGCGATATCGTTGAGGCGCTTGCGTGTGTTGACCGCGTGTTCCCGGGGTCGCGGGTGCAGTGGTGGCGTAGGCCGCCAGGGAAGTGGGTGCGGCCGTGATTGTGTTCGAGTTGCGCAAGCCGACGCCGAGCCTTAACGAGCTCAACCGGATGCACTGGGGGGCGCGCAAGAGGCACCGGGAGGGACTACGGCTTGAGGTGGCTGCCCACGTCGCCCGCGCGGGCCTGAGACGGTTCACGCGACTCCACGCAGGCGAGAGGAGGGGCGAACCGTTCGGCGGCGTTGACGCGCGCACTGACGTCACTGTTTCGCGGCACTCCCCGAGGACGCTGGACTCGGACAACTTCGTGGGTGGGTGTAAGTCATTGATCGATGTGCTGGTCCGCGAAGGGCTGGCGTGGGATGACTCGCCGGACTATATCGCGGTGACGTACAAGCAGGAGGCGAGCAAACGAGCTGATGCGCGAACGGTCGTCTCGGTTTCATGGGGCGAGCATGGGCAAGAATCAATATAAGCGGCGACCGCTGCCCGGGATGTTTCATGCGTTTGGGTCTCGGTCGGTTCGGGACTTGGAGCGCATTGCGGAGACGGTCGACCAATTTATCCGGGAGCATGTGCCAGACGGCCGGAGCAGGTCGGGCGGCGGTGACCAGGCGGGAGCGATGGAAATCGCGACCTATGCCCAGGAGATGGGGCTGAACCAGACGGGGCTCATGGCCCTGTGGCGACAGTGGAAGCGCGGCGGGGATTTGCAGGATCAATCCAAATGGGCCAAGGGGCTGAAGCGAATTACAAAGAGGGATGCATGAGCGATATCAAATGCAGCGATTGTGGCGAGAAGATCGATATCAAGTTTGACGCTGGGACGGGGTCCAGCTTTGCCCTGTGCTGCTCAGTGGCAGCGACGGGGGCGACGGCGTCCGAGGTGCTCGGCAAGTTGCGTTCTCGGGTCGAGCGGGACGAGAAGGCGCGAAAAGTGGTAGAGTATTGCGACAAGTGCGGACAGAAGGTAATCTGAGCCATGGTTGACTCTGGGAAATTGACATCAATGGACGATTTGAAGCCGGCGCCGTACAACCCGCGCACGATCGATGATGAGTCGGCGGCGGGGCTCGGCTACTCGCTATCTGAGTTCGGCGACCTGTCTGGGCTGACGTGGAACAAGCGCACCGGGCACATGGTCGCGGGGCACCAGCGCGTTAAAGAGCTCCGCAAGATGGGCGGGCAGATTCTCAAGGGCGCGGTGCAGGTTGCGAATGGCGACAGGTTCGCGGTTCGCGTTGTGGACTGGCCTGAGTCCAAAGAGAAGGCGGCTAACATCGTGGCCAACTCGCGGCACATTGCGGGCGAGTTTACGCCTGACCTCGCGGGGCTGATTGCAGAGACGAAGGTCGCGCTGCCGCCTGATGACTTTGCGGGGTTGCGGTTGGACAATCTGTTGGCGGACTCGCCGAAGCTGCCGGTTGAGATTGAAGAGGATGAGGTCCCTGAGCCGCCGAAGACGCCCGCGACTAAGCTGGGGGATGTTTGGACGCTGGGAGACCACCGACTGGTGTGCGGGGACAGTTCCGACGAGAAGGCCTATGGCAGGGCCGTGTCCGGCGAAACGCCTGAGTTGATGGTTACGGATCCGCCCTACGGGGTGAATTACGACCCAAACTGGCGCAACGATGCCGCGGATAAGGGATTGATAGCCCACGCGGCGTGCCGCGTGGGCGTGGTTGAGAACGACGACAAGGCCGACTGGTGGGACGCCACGGCAAACTTCAAGGGCGGAGTTGCCTACGTTTGGCATGCAGGCATTATGGCCGGGGAGGTTCTCCGGGTGCTCGCCGGCTGCGGTTTTGATGTCCGGAGTCAAATCATATGGGCCAAGGGGAGATTTGCCATCTCTAGGGGCCACTATCATTGGCAGCACGAGCCTTGCTGGTACGCGGTCCGGAAAGGGTCGACGGCGCGATGGGCCGGCGACCGGTCGCAGACGACCCTCTGGGAGATCTCCAACGTCCTGAGTGACGCCGAGGGCAAGACGAGCCACGGGACGCAGAAACCACTAGAGTGCATGGCCCGCCCGATCCGGAATCACGATGGCGACGTTTACGATCCTTTCCTCGGCAGCGGCACTACCCTAATCGCCGCCGAGCAGCTAGGCCGCAAATGCTACGGCGTGGAAATCTCGCCCGCCTATTGCGACGTCATCGTCGAGCGCTGGGAGAATCTCACAGGCGGCAAGGCAACGCGCAAATGAAGGGGGCCAAGAAACAAAGCAAGGCAATCTGTGTCTCGGCCGAGCGCCGCATCCAATGCCTTGAACTTCGCAAGGCCGGCGCAACATACACCGCAATCGGGAAACACCTCGGCATCTCCAGACAGGCGGCATTCAAGCACGTAACCAATGCGCTCGCAGAATTGAGAGCCGAGGCCACAGACCAGACCGAAGACCTGATACGGCTGGAGGTTGAACGCCTCGACCAACTTCTGGTGGGACTGTGGGACAGGGCAAGGGTTGGCGGGCTAGAGGCCGTTGACCGCGTGCTCAAGATTCAGGCGCGGCGGTCGCTGCTACTCGGACTGGACGCGCCGAAGCGCATGGAGGTCAAGGCCGACATCATGACCCACGAGGAAGCCGTCGCGGCGCTATCAAAAGCGGAGGACTAGGGTGGGGATGTCCGCGGCAGAGCGCGCAATGCGGATAGACTGCCGCGAAGACTTCGAGCACTACGCACGGGTGGCCCTGCGCATACGAACAAAGAAGGGCGCCATCGAAGAGTTAGACCTTAACTCAGCCCAGCGATTCATCCACGAGCGGCTACAGGGCCAGCTGGCGTCAACCGGCAGAGTTCGAGCGCTCGTACTCAAGGGCAGGCAGCAGGGTTGCTCAACATATGTCGAGGCCAGGTTCTATCACCGCACCACGCACGCGCCGGGCACGCGGGCCTACATACTGACCCACCACGCCGATGCTACCTCGAATCTGTTTGGGATGGCTGAGCGGTATCACGAGCACTGCCCACCGCTGCTCAAGCCGAGCACGGGCGCAGCTAATGCAAAAGAGCTTTACTTCGATGCGATGGATTCCGGGTACAAAGTGGGCACGGCAGGCACCAAGGCGGTCGGCAGGTCAGACACTATCCAGCTTTTCCACGGGAGCGAGGTTGCCTACTGGCCCAACGCTGACGACCACCTCGCGGGCATCATGCAGGCGGTCCCCGACGAAGACGGAACTGAGATAATCCTAGAGAGCACGAGCAACGGCAGCCGCGGTGTCTTCTATCAGAAATGCATGGACGCCAAAGCGGGCAAGTCGGACTATGAGCTGATCTTCGTCCCCTGGTTCTGGCAGACGGAATACAGAAGCGAGCCGCGGCCAGACTTCAAGCGCTCGGGCGATGAGGAATCGCTAGCCGAGATGTACGGGCTCGATGATGAGCAGATAGCCTGGCGACGGAAGAAGATTGTCGAGCTTCAGAGCGTCTATAAGTTCAGGCGCGAGTATCCCAACAGCCCAGACGAGGCATTCACTCAGGAGATGCCCGGCGCTCTGTGGACACGAGCAGGAGTCGACGCAACCCGCGTTGAGACCTATCCGCCCCTCGCCCGCGAAGTGGTCGCAGTCGACCCACCGGCCAAGGGTCAGACCGAGTGCGGCATAGTCTCGGCAGGGATAACCCCGACACGCGACGTGTACGGAACGCAAGACCGGAGCACGGCCGGCACTCCCGAGATCTGGGGTGCTGCCGTGGTCAATCTGTTCATCGAGCGCAACGCGGACCTGATAGTGTATGAGAGCAACCAAGGCGGCGATATGGTCAAGTCGGTCATCACCACAGCATGGCGGAAAATCAAGGGCGACCAGTCCGAGCCGCCCATTCGCGGCGTGCACGCATCGAAGAACAAGCAGGCCCGCGCCGAGCCCATCAGCATCCTGTGGACCGAGTCAGGCGGATTCCGTGGCCACATCGTGGGGCGGCTTGTGCGGCTTGAGGATGAGCTTTGCGGGTGGGAGCCGCTGAGCGGTATGGAGTCCCCGAATCGTCTTGACGCGTTCGTGTGGGCCATGACAGAACTGACACAGAGCACAACAGCACAGGCGGCCCCGGTCGACTTGGGCGAGGGGTCTAGATGGACGTAGAAGCGGGCAAAGAAGAGACCACTATGGGGCGGAGCGTAACGGGCCTGATAGCGGCACCACCAGAGCCGCCGGCCGGCGCGGTAATGAGCGCCAGCCTTGCGTCGCGGTGTCTTGAGGTTTTGGAGTACACGCACAAGATAGCGCTTGAGTACGGCCTTGACGATGTGCGCCACGTGACCCTTGAAGACCTCCGCGCGTATGTCCTAAGGGGCGAGAATCCGGGAGACGCCAAGTGGCGCAACAAAGCCGCCGCCGCAACATCCGCGCTGTTGGCAATCGACCACGCCGGCCGAGACGCGCGGGGTATGCTCAAGTGCAAATGCCGGATGTACGTCAACATGCAGTGCGCGTCGTGTACGGCACGGATGGCGCTTGACCGCGTGCACCGGGAGGACGGCGCGGAGCTGCAAAAGGCGGTCGGGGAGTTTCACGCGGAGATTGAGGCACGGGCAAAGGCGGCGCCGGTCATTGTGTGACGTTGTCCAAATCTCCAAGGCCAACAAGGGCCGCACGCTAGGCCAGACCGCCAATCGTGTGGAGACCCGCTCGCGCGCAATGGCCAGAGCGCTGCGGGATTGGATGCGGCGCTATGGCAAGGCCATCGCGGATGAGGAGATTGCGCGACAACTCAAGGGCAAGGTCAGCAAGGCGGCGGGCGACCAGGCAGACCTAGAGCGGCAACTCGCGCAGATACTCCGAGCATTTGGGCTCCGGCAGATGTCCGGCAAGTTCGAGGGCGGCGTACCCCCGAGCGTGCTCGACGAGTTCTTAGCCACCAAGGACGTTCGGCTACAGGCCATCACCGCGGACACGAGGACCGAGATACGCGGTGCGGTGCGCGGGATTATCCGGCGGTCAATGCTTGAGGTGCCACAGCCCAGCGTGGGCGAGATAGCCAGGCGCATCCGGTCTACGTTCATCGCAACGCCGGGGACGTCGGCACGGCTCGGAAAGAAACCGTGGGAGGACCTGTCTGCCGATGCGACCGAAGACGGGCTAGTGTTGCCCACCACGCGAGTCGCCAACGAGTCGGGTGAAATCTACGCCATGAGTTCAGAACGGGCCGCGCTCATTGCCCGCACCGAGCTGGCCCAGGCCGAAAACACCGCAATCATCGAGGGGCTGCGCGCTGCCGGGTTTACACACAAGACATGGTTAGCGTACACTGGCGCGGTGTACCCGAGCGGGTCCATGCGCGGCCCCGGCGACAGGCGCCACGACAAGATGAACGAAAAAACAATCCCCATCGACGAGCCGTTTGTGCTACCCGATGGGACACTGATGCAACACCCAGGCGACCCTAGCGCGCCAATCAAGCAGTTGGCTAATTGCAGATGTACTATCGCGGGCGCAGGATCTAAGGCCGATGCCAAACGACAGGCAGCCGCCGCAAAGGGATAAGCGATGACGACCGAGAAACAAGAAGCCCCCCTATTGGCCGAAGTCGGCGAGAGCGGTCTACGCAGATTCGGCGGCTACGTTGACGAGGAATGGCAAACGGACCTAAGTGGCCGCAAGGCCGTGGCGATGTGGCGGGAGATGGGCGACAATCACCCGGGCGTGTCAGCGGTGTTCTACATCACCAAGATGATATCGCGACAGGTCGAATATCGCGTTGACGAGAAGGACGAAGCGGAGCGCGAGGCCGGCACCGAAGGTGACCCGATGTACGAGGTCGCGCGCCAGAAGATCGACGAGGCGTTTCAGGATGTGGAGGGCGGGATTAGGGGTGCGGTTGGCGATGCGCTCACCATGGGGCAGTACGGCTACGCCCTGGCCGAGAAGGTGTTTAAGCTCCGGCGCGGCGACCACGAAGACAAGCGCTTCCGGTCCAAGTTCAATGATGGAGAGTGGGGCTGGCGCGCATTCAAGACACGGGCGCAAGAGTCGATCCTGCGGTGGGAGTTCGCCGACGACGGCTCGGTGCTAGCAGCATGGCAGCAACCACCGACAGGCGGGACCAAGATTATTCCCATGTCCAAGCTGCTGCACTTCAGGCTGTTCACGGACAAGGGCAACCCCGAGGGCAGGAGCCTGCTGCGCGGGGCATACACGAGCTACCACTATCAGAAGAATATGCAGTTCGTGGAGGCTGTCGGCGTTGAGCGCAACGTCGCAGGCATCCCCGACATGCAACTGCCTCCGGAAATCATGCACCCGAACGCAAGCCCGGAGCAGAAGGCGATACGCGCTCAATACGTCAAGATGGTCAAGAATTTGCGCGTGGACCAGCAGGCCGGGATCGTGCGACCGTCCGAGAAGATTGGAGATGTTGAGACAGGCTATGTCCTGAAGCTGATGTCCAGCTCAGGCAAGTCCTTCGCCGACACGGACTTGATTATCAAGCGATACCGAGGCGAGGTGCTAATCAGCCTAGTGGCTGAGCACGTAGTGGTTGGCATGGACTCGGTCGGCTCCCACTCGCTGCACTCCGACAAAACCGACATGTTTGCGCTGGGCGTCGCAGGCCAGATAGACGCGGCGCTTGACGTGCTGAATGAGGACGCAATCCCAGAACTGCTAGAGTTGAACGGCATCCCGGCAAAGTACGCGCCGCACGTTGCCCGCGGCGACCTTGAGGGCATCGACCTGGGCCCATACGGCACGTTCGTCTCGCAACTCGTGTCTGCGGGCGTCATCGTCCCAGACGAGAAGCTCGAAGACCACGTGCGCAAGATGGGCCACATGCCGCCATCGGACCGCGACGACCTGACGCCGCGCCCTGTGGTGCAGGCATCGCTTGGGCAGATGGAGCCGCAGCCAATGGGGCAGATGCCGCTGCCGTTGCCGGGCGATGGGCCGGAGGTCGAGAAGGAAGAGCCGGAAGCGCCCTTGTCTGAGTTTATGGACGTCGACCAGGCGGCGGAGCTGCTCAACATCTCGCGAGCCTCCATCATGCGCGCGATAAACAACGGCAAGTTGCCAGTCGGAAACAAGGTAGGCAGCCGCCACAGGATCCACCGTGGGGCTCTTATGAACTTTATGAGAGGCGGGCAGGCATGAGCGGCACAAGTTGGAGCACCGAGCCAGCGGACCCTGTCGCTGATATGCTCTCGGCGATAAAGACAATCAAGAAAGAGGGCGCCCGCCATCCCGGCCAGCCGCCGGTCTACATAACCATAGCGCAGCACCGCGTTGCGTCTGAGCCGTGCCCGTGCGGGAAGCCGTACACCATGGCAGCGCTGCCAATTTGCGAGACGCGCAGACACGCAATCATGCCAAGCGGGTCTGTTGTGCAATTGGGGCCGATATGATGCCCCGCCGCCCTGGTGAAATCACACCGCGCAGGGCCGCCCAGATATTGGGCGTGCATAGGAATACAATCTACTCCTGGTGCGACGCTGCGCTAAATGGGGAGCCGTGCATACTCCCCCGCGACTCTGTCCGCCGCACGGTCACCAAGCGGCTCTGGCTCGTTCGTGAGGTCATTGTGAGTCTTTCCGAGACTGCCTGACGCTATTCGTCACAAGCGTCACAACCGTACATAGACCAGACCGCCAGGGTTTGCGAAGTATGACCTGTGAGCAACACACAGGGCACTGCGCAGGTCTACGACTTCCGTATCCCAATCACAAAACGGGACGACGCCAAGCGACTCATCTACGGGTGGGCCGCCGTCGTCACCAAGGCAGACGGCACCCCCGTTGTTGACCTTCAGGGTGATGTCACACCGATCGACGAGATCGAGAAGGCCGCTCACAAGGCCCTGGCGTTCGGTGGCCGCGGCAAAACCGGCGTTCAGCATGAACACACAGGCGTCGGCGACATCGTTGAGTCCTGCATCATCAACAAGGCGTTCCGCGAAGCACACGGCATGCCCGCTGGCCCTGAGGGCTGGTGGGTCGGCATGAAGATCCACGACGAGTCGGTGTGGAAGCGCATCGAGTCCGGCGAGCTGTCGGAGCTGAGTTTCAAGGGCACCGCCCGAAGAACGGCAATGGCGGCATGACCAACCTGCTCACAGATATCGACGTTGTTGAAATCAGCGTAGTTGACAAGGGCGCAAGCGGTGACGACGAAGACCGCCCGCGTATCGTAATCGCCAAACGGCACAAAGTGGAGAAAATGATGACACTTGACGAGGCAATGGCGGGACTCGCCCCCGAAAAACAGCAGGCAATCCTGATGGCAGTCCAGGAGGCCGCGAAACCCGCAGCGCCGGCAGCGCCGGCAATGCCTGAGAAAATGGAGCCAGAGATGCCGAATCCCGAAGCACCAGAAGCCCCGAAGCCCGAAGACGAGGTGGCCAAGGCCGTCGCGAAGATGAGCGACTCCGAGCGCGAGACTGTTGCCAAGGCCCTTGAGGAGCGCGTTGAGCTCTCCAAGCGCGTGCAGGCGCTCGAAGACGAGAAGGAAACCGCGAAATTCGTCGACATCGCCAAGAGCATGGACGCTCTGCCCGGCATGACCACGGACCAGCGAGCGCTAGTGCTCAAGGCCGCAAGCAAGAGCCTTGACGCGAAGACCTACGAAGCCATCGAGAAATCGATGCGCGATGCCGCCGTCGCAATCTCCAAGGGCGCCCTGCTTACCGAGTTCGGCGCAGAGGGCGGAGACGCAGACGCCGACGCCCAGCTCACCGCCATCGCCAAGAAGCTGCGCGAAGAAGACAGCACCTTGACCGCATCTACCGCCCGCATGAAGGCGATGGAGCAGCGACCGGAACTCTACAACGCAGCAAAAAAGGCCGGCTGAGTCCGGAACCTAGGAGATAAATCATGTCCAGCGGATTCAATTCAGACCTAAGGACCCTCACCCTGCCGGCCAGCGGTGACCTTAGCGCAAGTCAGTTTTTGCTCGTGTCGGAAAACACCAGCGGCCAGGCGGTTGTCGCCACCACGCGCGGGCAGCGAGTCATCGGGCCCTTGCAGAACGACCCAGCGGCGTCCGGTCGGTCCGGCTCTGTCGGCTACTCCGGGATCAGCCAGGTCGAGTGTGGCGGGAGCTTCGACCCCAACGACGAGCTGACCACTGACGCAAGCGGGAAGGCCATCAAGGCCACGCTCCCCGAGGACGTTGTCTGGGGGACGGCGGTCGAGGCTGGCGTGAGCGGCGCTCGCGCATCTGCCATTGTCGGCACTGCCGGCGGCTACCTCTCGGCTCCTGGCTCTCAGATCCTCGAAGACCTGAGCGGCTACGCTGCCACTGACCTCGTTGCGCAGCGCGCAGTTGCTGGCACGGTCGGCACTGGCACCGCTGGCGACCTGAATGTGATTCAGCTTCTCAGCGGCACCAAGCTGGGTCTCTGGGTTATCGGGACACAGACCATCGTGACCCCGGCAGGTGTGGCTGGTGGAATCAACATCGGATACGACCAGACGGACAACGACGGGATTGAGCTTTTCTCGAACCTGTACCCGGCATCCGGCGCACCGTTCGTAGTCGGCACCTCTGGCGCGTTCTACATGAAGGTCGCGGTCAACTTCGCACTCGCGAACGGCACCGACGATCTGTTTATCGGCTTCCGCAAGGAGGAGAACGCGTACCAGGCGACAACGACCGGTTATGACACCTACTTCGGCCTCGGCAACACCACGGCAGCAAGCCCGATGGCGCTCAAGGTCCGCGAGGAGTTGAACGGAGCAGCAGGAGCGGCGACGGACACCACCGACACCCAGGCCGATGCCACCGACCTCTGGGTTGAGGTTCTGGTCTCCGCGGCTGGCGTTGCGACAGTGAAGCACGCAGACACAGAGGCGGCACTGGCCGCACCGACAGTCACGTCGACCTTCACTTTTGACACTGGCGACATTTGCGTGCCGACCCTGCGATTCCTGCAAGCAGCCGCCGCGCAAACCGGCGCTGTCAAGCTCATTCACTGGGAAGCCGGCCTCCAGTAAGCCGCCCACATTTAGGAGATTAGAAAATGCCTCTTCCCTCAATTAATGACGTCCATGTAGACTCGCTACGGACAGAGATGTCCATCGCCTACATGCAGGCCGGAAACCGCTTTGTCGCCGACAAGGTGTTCCCGCTGCTGCGCGTAGACAAGCAGTCCGACAAATACGCTGTTTGGTCCAAGGCCGATTTCAACCGGCTCCAGATGACCCAGATCGCGGACGGCGCCCCTGCTCCCGAGATGAGCTTCGCTGTAGACACCTCCAATACGTTCTATTGCGAGACCTACGGCGGCAAGAAGTTCCTGACCGACAAGCAGCGCGCCAACTACGACACGCCACTCAAGGCGGACCGCGCCACAGTCAACTTCGTGACCCAGCAAGCGCTGCTCAAGCGCGACGCGATTGTCGCTGGCCAAATCTGGTCAACCGGCATCTGGGCAACTGACAAGGTCCCGGGCACGCTCTGGAGCGCTGCGAGTTCCGACCCCATCGGCGACTTGCGGGTAGGCATCCGTACCATCTCGACCGAGTCAGGACAGCAGGCCAACACGCTGGTCCTCGGCGCGGACGTCTGGGACACGCTGGCCGATCACTCTGATCTGCTGGACCGTATCAAGCACACCCAAACGGGCGTCGTGACTACGGACCTCCTGGCCAACATCCTTGAGCTTGACACCGTTGTCGTGGCCACGGCCTCGTACAACACCGCAAGCGCTGGCGTGACGGCGAGCATGTCTGAACTGTTCAACCCGAAGCACGCACTCCTGACCTACAGTGCTCCGGAGCCGAGCCATGATCTGCCGAGCGCGGGTTATACCTTCTCGTGGTCTGAGTTCGATGACGTCATCTCCGGGGATTCCATCTCTGGCACTGGCGCCGCCGCAATCAAGACCTGGCGCGAGAACGACCCTGACGGAGAGTATTTCCGCGCTCTGATGAGCTTTGACCCCAAGGTCACTGCCAGCGACTGCGGGTACTTCTTCAATGGCGCAGTGACCTGATAACAACCAAAAGGAAAGCGGGCGCATATGCCTTTTGAAGCCAGAAAACGCATGATGTGGTCGGACTGCGAGTCTCCATTGGACTCGCAGGGCCGGCACATGCACAAAGAGGTTAAAATCGGCGATGAGGTCGTCTCGGTGCCGCCCAAGTGCGTCGAGCGTAAGATCGTCGCAGAGGTGGACAGGATTAGCGGGCGACCGTGGGCGGAAATCCCGTCTCATTTTGCGCCCGCTAGTGCGGTGGGGCCCACGGAAGCCCTCCCACCTAAGCCAGCACCAAAGCCAGCCGAGCAACCGGCGCCGGTCGTTGATAGCCAACCCGTTGACGAGCAACCGGCGCCGGCTAAGCCCGTCGAGAAGCCAGCGCCTAAGCCGCGCAGACCACGAAAAGCACCCAAGCGCAGGACGTGATAATGCATGACCTGGAGCTACGACAGCACGGACCTCTCTACTGACCTGAACAGGGTTAGACTTCTGATTGGTGACACAAACGACTCCTCGCCGCTACTCACCAACGAAGAGATCGCATACTACCTAAGCCAGAAGGATAATATCTTTCTGGCCGCTGCCGATGCGGTTGAGTACGGAATCCTCCCAAAGATTGCCCGGGACATCGACCGCAGCAACCTGGGGATGAGCGCCACCCGATCCCAGAAGTCCCAGCAGTATCGGGACCTCGCCAAGTCGCTGCGGGCTCAGGCGTACACTAACGCCGAGGTGGTCTCGACCGCGCAAAGCATCTCAGACCGCACGGCCAATGAGGCAGACACCGACCTGCTACAGCCCATCTTCGAGAGGGACCAGAGCCGCAACCCGGGGAACTTCTGATGGCCACCGGGGTCAAGATAGTCGACACAGCGACCCCGCTGCTTGCCGACGTGCAGCTATCGATGCTGGACACGGTCAAGCGTGGTGCAATTCGTTCTGCCGAGCTCACCGCTGGCGTGCTCCGTCGCGAAATCATGCAGACCTATCCCGATGGCCGGGGTGGTCTCGCGCGGTCGTACAAGCCCAGCCTGATCAAGGCGTCGGGCAAGAAGGTGGTCGCGGGCGTGTTCTCCGATCTCGTCTATGCGGGGATTCAGAACCGCGGCGGCGTGGTCACCCCCCGCAACACCAAGAACCTCGCAATCCCCGTCAACAAATCGATCCCCGTTGGCAAATGGCCGCGCCACTTTGCAAAGGGCGAGCTGTTCCCGATACGCTCCAAAAAGGGTAACCTGTTGCTAGTTACCAAGAAGGGCAAGAACGGGATCAGCCCGATGTTTGTGCTCAAGAAGTCAATCACCATCCGCGGCACCGGGTACCTCGGCAAAGCCAGCAAAAAGGCCCATCCGCTGATTGAGCGCGAGATGGGCCGCGAGGTCAAGCTGACCGTGGTCGAGTCAGGCAAGAAGGCGGGCAAGTAATGGCCACCCCGCACCGCAAACTCATTGCCGACCGCATCAACGCGCGGTTCGCCGGTATCAGTGTGGCGAATGGGTACAAAACCGACGTGTCAACGGTGGCGCGAGAGATCTTCGACTGGGAAACGGCCAACCAAGAGGGTTCGTTTCCATTCATTTGCTTTCGACTTGGCCGGACATCGTACACATACGAGGCTGGCCGCGGTGTGCGTGGCGTGATGGCCCTTGATGTGGTCATCCACGTTCCGGCAGCAACATCAGTAGAGAAGACGGACCAAATCAGCGACTTCGAGGACGATGTCTGGGCAGCGCTTGCTGATGACCAGCTCAACAGCGTGGGCGCAACCGTGCTGGCTACGTCCGTCAAGGTGCAGAGCTTTGAAACAGATGAGGGCGACCCCGACACCATGGACAGCCACGGCGGAAGCGGCACCGGCCACATCGTCGCGGAAATCGTCTACTACAGAACGGCGGATGCAACATGATCACCTATACACTAGACACCCCCAGTGGCATCACAATCAACGGTGTCGAACTCGTGAAGGGGGATACAGTCAAAGAGCCTCGCGGCCTCGTGGCGCATCTCCTGACCCGTGACGGCTGGTCTATCGCAGAACCCAAGACCGCACCCGAACCCGAACCAAAGCCCACCCGCAAGAAGCGCACCGCAAAGGATGACAGATAATGGGACTCGTACAAGCACACGCCCTCGGGCGGAATCGCCGTTTCTTCGTTGAGACCGAAAGCACCGCCGGGACCTTTGTTAAGGCCACGTCCGCCGGTGCGGCAAAGCTCAAAGTTACCTCGATGGACAAGCAGATCGAGCGCAAGGACCGCGAGGACTCCCGACCGACCCGCAGCCTACTGGAGCGCATCACGGGCAAAGGGACCATTTCATGGTCTGCCGAGGGATACCTTATCCCGTCCGGCACCGCTGGCACCCCGCCCGATATCCATGAGCTGCTGTATGGCATCCTTGGGACCTACGCCAACGTCCCCGCGACATCAGACACCTACAGTCCATCCGAAACCCAGGTTATCCGGACAGTGAGCCTCACGCATCATTACAACGATGTAGCGATGGAGTCCGCGGCCGGTTGCTGGGTCAACGCGGCGACCATCACGAGCAGCGGCGGAGACGAGCCGACGATCGCTTTCGAGGGCGGCGCGATGTCGATGGCGTTCACAGGGAACACCACGCTCGACGCAGCCACCCCGGGCGGTGGTGCAACTTTCCAGGTGCAGCCCGGCGGGACTCGCTCGATATCGGTCAACTCGGTTGTCCAGGTCGGCACCGATGACAACTCGAGCGCCGGTTTCCAGGTCGACGCCGTCAACCATACCACCTACATCCACACGGCCACGGGCGACACGATTACGGCACAGGCTGACGATTCGGACGTTCTGCCGTTCAGCCCCGCCGAGACAACCGCCGGCAGCCCGATTAACGGTATCACCGGATCGCTGACTCTGGATGGGACCGAGTATCCCATCACTGCGTTTGATGTCACCATCAGCAACAATATCAAGCCACTTGACGACGAAGCGTACCAGCAGTTCCCCGATGACATCATCCCGGGATTTCGGCAGGTCACAGGGACGATCGGCATCCGTGCCCGCAAAGACCTCGTTATCGAGCTAGGCAAGCGCGAGGCGTTCGGGACTCGCGCAATCGTCGTAGTGCTCGGCTCTGGCGCCGGGACAACATGCACAATCAGCCTCGACCAAGTAGAAATCGGCTTCGCCGCTGCGGAATTCCCCGAAGTGGACGAAGGCACAATCTCGCTGCCGTACACGGCCCTAGGAACGGGCGCGGGTAACAACGAGATTGACATCGCATTCACCTAAGCAAGAAAGAAGCGGGCGTTATGTTAATTACGAACTTTGAAGCTGAAGCCGTTTGGTATGAGCCGGACTACCTCGATAATCGGGACATGGATGTGGAGGACCGCATGAGCGTCCTTCTCTCCCCGATGACCCGAAACGAGGTCAAGCGTGCGGATGAGAGCATCAGCAGCATCCGGGCAGGCAAAAAGGCGAAGATCAACTTTACCAAGCGTCACAACGAGATGCGCGACAAGGTGCTCCTGTCTCGGGTGCGTGAGATTGTCGGGCTCGACGTTGCGGTGCGTGACTCGTCAGGTGAGGTCACCGGCACGAGCGCCGTTGATACCCCCGAGATGTTGCTTAAGGTCGCTGACGATGACCTGCTGAACGACATCTTCGAGGCGGCCCGAGACGGGTCCAAGCTGGCAGAGGGAGTGCGGGGAAAGTCCGAATCGGCGTCAGACTCCAGCTCACACCAGGAAGCACCGTCTGGAACTGGGGATGCTCTCGATGCCGAGGCGAAGAATACGAAGAGCAAGACAAATGGCGCGGGGTCCGTGGATGTTCAAAGGAGCAACCAAGTCTCAACGTCGACTTCGAGCCTGGTCTACAACGATGCCCCTGGAGTCAGCTAGATGCTGAGATCTGGACAATCCTCGGATGGTGGCGCGAGTGGCGGGTGTTCAAATCGCTCCCCTATGATGGGGGGTTCGGAGACCAGCCCTACTATGTAGCCGAGGCAATCGAAATCTGCGAACAAGAGGCGTTGAGGTACGAGAACGAGATGGCCAAGCAGGAACAAAAGAAAGTGACGCCGCCCAATGGCTGACGCTGCTGCCAGAGTCGGTATCACTATCGACGCGACGGACAAGACCTCGCCCGCTTTCAACTCTGCGAGCAAGGGCGCGGGTCGGCTCACGTCTCGGTTTAAGTCTATGGCCCCACACCTAAAGGCCCTGCCGGAGTCGGCGGGCAAGGCGTCAGCGGCCCTGCTTCTCTTGCAGGGGTCTACCGGCCAGATGAGCGCGGGCGTTGCAGACGCTGTTAACAAGATCGGCGCGCTGGTGGCCATGATGGCTGTCGGCGGCCCGCTGGGTATCGGTATTGCCGCAATCACCCTGGGGTTGCTTGGTGTGCAGAAGATTTTAGAGGCCGTCAGGCCGCCACTGAAAGACGACGTAGACGAGTTTGCAGAAATGAACTCACATTTCCGTGCGGGCGTCACCCATATCAAGCCTCTTATAACCGGCTTCAATGAGCTACGCAGGGCCATGGACCAGGTGACAGAGGCAAACCGGTCGTGGCGGCAGGCATCGGATGACGCACTAGACGCGGCCACTAGCGCGTCCAGGCTGTTGCGCGAAAACGAAGAGAAGCTGGCCGCCAAAAGAGAGGCCCGATTTGCAAGGAGAGAGGCCCGCAGGAAAGAGGAGGAGACGGCCAGGGACGCGGCAGCGAAAGCCGAAGCAGAGAGACTGACCCGAGTCGCCGCCGTTGCAGACGACCTTATAGCCAAGCGAGAGTCAACCAGGCAAATCCTTCTCGCGCGCCAAGAGGCGGACGCAAAGTTCCTGGACGCTAAACTGACAGAGTCCGAGGGCAAGCGCAGGACCGCGGCGGTGCAGACGGCCAACGTCGTAGCCAACGCATCGGCCAACCTGGCCGCCGCCGTAATAGCTAACGACAAGGACGCCAAGCGCGCGGCCATCTCGGCCGCTATCGATGTAGCACAGGCCAAGATTGTAGCCGCCGCCGCCTCGGGAGCCGCTAACGCATTCGAGGGCGCGCAAAAACTACCGTTCCCCGCTAACGTCATCGTGGGCCCGGCCGTTGCCGCTGTTGTCCTGGCTGCAATTCTCGCTTTCCGATCCAAGATCAACCTCGCCCAAGGCGGGCTCGTACAGGGTGGCACCCCCGGTAGAGACTCAATCCCGGCCCTACTCCGTCCCGGCGAGCGCGTCCTAACCCCCGAGCAACAGCGCGATGGCGCTGGCGGTGGAGGCGGCGGCGACACCTACAACTTTAGTATGCCAACCCTGATGCCGAGCGTCACCGAGGGCCGCAGAATGGCCAAGGAAGTGGTCAAGCAAATCCGCAGCGCTAAGCGCCTTGGCGTCACAGGATTCGCGGGGGCGTAATGGCCTGGAGCGGAGCAGACATAAGCGCGGCCGATCTGGCCTTTGCTGCTGCTGATAAGCCCATACTCGCTGGCATCAACGCCTTGCGCGCTCCACAGGCGGCAAGTTGGGGCACTGGGCCGAGCACGGCGGACAGAGTAGACGCGGACTACCCTGCTTCGAGGCTCTACGACGGGCGGACCCATCTTCGCACACGACCATCAGCAGCCGCGGCCAGCCACTGGTTATCGGTGCAGTTGAGCGCGACGGTCGCCGACTTCGACGGCGTTCTGATTGTCAACCACAACTTGAGCGGCAAGCAGATTGACGTCAGGATAGCAAATAACTCGACATGGTCCTCCGGTAACGAGACCATAGCGACCACTACGCCCAGTGATAATTCCAGGGTGGCGTTCCTCGATCTACAGGATGCGGGCGCCTCTGTTGCGCAGCGATTCTCTGGTGTGCCGTACTTCTTCCTTTTCCTGTTCGGCACCTCGTGGACACCAGAGATTGGCGAAATCTGGCTTATCCGCCGCCGGCAAATGGAGCACTTCCCACGGCTGCCGTTCGACCCCAATATGTACGCCGCGGACTACGTTGCCCGGCAGACCAAAAGCGGGGCAATTTCCACCTACGTCAATCACGAAGGGCGGCAAGATCTATCCGCCTCGTTCTCTGCTGACTCGACATCGGAGAAGGACGAGTTCAACTCATTCATTATTGACAGCGGTTACGGGTCCAAGCCGTTTGTCTGGATCGAGAAGCCCGCCAGCGAGCCGGAGAAGTTCCGCATAATCCAGAAGATGCCAGGCGCATTTCCCTACCCGCTGGTGGGTCCGTTCGAGCGCCAAATCACAATCCAAGGTCAAGAAGTCGGGCCGCAGTTCCAGGGCAATGAATAATGCCCCTTACGCCAACCGCAAACTGGACCGCGGCTTTTGCGCAAAGCTCCGTTGCCGATCGGTTCTATGTCGAGATTACCGACAACACGCCCACGACGTGGTCGGCGGTGTCCGGCACTTGTGACCAGATAGACGCGCCCGAGTCGGTGCAGGGCGTTGCCGCGATATCCGCAGAACTGGACCCGCTTACTCGAGAGGTGCAGACCGGGCAGATTGACGTGACGTTTGACGATGCGTTTCTCCGTCCGATTATCGTTGCCAACCGAATCACACAGGCTCAGATAACGGTAACGCTCGGGGCCAGGGAGTTAGCATCGGCCGACTTCATCTCCTACTTCAGCGGTATCATCGACTCGATCCACCCCTCGGACGACAAGCAAGGCATCACGGTCTCCTGCCTCGACGCCTTCGGGATGCTCAAGACGCGCGAGATCGTGGGATACTGGTTCAACCAGCACCCGCTACAAATCATCAAGGACATTCTCGACAAGGCCGGTGTCCCTGCCGGGCTCTACGACGCCACCAGCCTGGACCCGTCCCAGGCGCAATACACCACGATCAAGCACTTCAACATGAGCCGCATCCGCCCGGTCGTCGGCAAGCCCACCAACGCGTGGGAACTTGTACAGGAGGTTGCCGAGCTGATTAACGGGCAATTCATCACCACGGCCGCAGGCAAGCTCTCGTTTGTGCTGTTCGATAACAGCGCATCGACTGACTTCGCATGGGACGCCGACACGCTCTTGAGCTTCAGCACCCGCGAGGTGCATAGCCGCATTCTCAACGAGTTCACGGTCAACTTCAGCCGCCTCGACGAGCGCACCGATAAGCTGACCGAGCACACCCAGAAATACCTGATGCGTGACGATGATAGCCAGGGCAACTATGCCTATCCAGGCGAGTCGGATCGCATCATGGCGGAGTCGCTAACCACGGACTGGCTTGACCAGCAAGTCGTGTTGGCCGAGTCCATCGACAACTCGCAGACCACCGGCATCATAATTCAGGGCGCTTCGCTGCCGTCATTCTGCGGCATGTGCTACAGCGGCAACTCGACGCTAGCGACCAAGCCCTCGTGGACTGACCTCGGGGCGTCAAACAAGCTGTACGTTGACCTCGACGGTGAGGTCATCACCGCGACCGGGTATACGTTTGGCGTGGCCGGTACGACGCTCGATAATACATCCGGCTATAGCTACGTCATCGACCCGGCTGATGGGGTGCAGGACCAGCTAGGCAAGCGCCCATCCATCGCAGAGCTCACCGGCGTTACTCGCGGGTCGTCCCCTGTCGCCCATGACGGCTGGGACCGCGGCGCACAAACCGCGACCCGAGTCTACGATGTGACAATCCCGCAAGCCTTATCCGAGGCCAAGATCGAGCGCTTCGGTGACGGCATTGACGTGATTGAGGTCACCGTCGACCTGCGCGAGTTCCCGGCGACCCTCGGCGACGTTGGCACGGTGACAGACGACACGTTTGTCCGGTTCGGCAAGGACGGCACCGACACGGGCGACAAGTGGGAAATCATCGGCAAGGAGCTGGACCTTGACGCCAAGGAAATCCGCTATACGCTCGCCAGCGCAGAGACCGCATCCCCTACGACGTCATTCACCACCGGATCGATCTCGACCTCTGGGCTAGAGGCGGTGCGGACCCTGGACGCGGGCGGGGGCGGTTCGTTCTCTGCGGGCGTCGGCACTGGTTTTGAATTGACAGCAAGCGGCCTAGACGTCACCGTGGCCGCTGGAACGTCGGTCAACGGCAGCCTCACGAGCCACCTCAACGCTGACGCAACGATAACAGTAGATGCGAGCCGCGACACCTACCTGTATAGGGACGTCGTTTCTGGTGCGGTCTCCGCCATATCCGTAGCCACGGCAGCAGCGGAGCCGCCATCCGCGCCCACAGAGCACCTGATCGGAATGGTGGTCGCTGGGGCGTCATCGGTGACTTTGCGCACAGAGCAGGTCAGCCGCAGCACGGCTACGGTGTCCACGGGTAGCAACGAGGCCCCCCGGTCTGGTAACCTGATCACAAATGGGAACTTTTCCCAGGTGAAAAAGGGATGATCAATGCGGGCAATCATAGCGATTCTTTTTCTTGCAGCGTGCGGGGAGGCCCCCGGTAATATGGCAACCATCGAAATAGGAGCCTGGGAGTTAGGCAACGGCGCTGTTCTCGGCACGGACATTGACGTGTCCACCACGGTGGTCAAGTCGGCGGCTCAGTCGCTGCACTTCTTGAACACGACCCCGGCTGCGAATCCGATTCTGACGACTCGGGACTTCATCCCCGTAAACCCGTCACGGTCATACTCATGGCGCGCAGAGATTCGGGCCGACTCCGTAACCGCAACGCACAAGGTGATCTATCAGGTCTACTGGTTCCAGGCGGACAAAACAGCGAGCGCCGTTACTGTGTACGACACCGTGAATAACGCAATCGTAGCAGCCGCCAACACATGGGAGGTCGTATCTGGTGTCATCACGGCTCCGTCTGACGCCGCATACGCCAAGATCCGAATCGCAAAGGTGAACCTGGCGTTTAATGCGTACTTTGACAGCGTGGATTTTCGGCCGGCGGTGCCGCGGTGGAGGGCGACGCGCACCGCAGCCCTCACCCTGGTCGACACCGTCAACACGGTCATAGCGTGGGACACTACAGACGAAGTTGATGCAACAGTGAACACGTCTACAGGGGTCGTGACTATCCTTGTGAGCGGAGTCTACCTTATTTCATCCAAGGTGGCGCTTACGTCGGTCCCGTCCGGGCAGGACAACCAACTAACGGTTGGTATTCTTGTGGACCCCCTCGGCGTCGGGTCGTTCGCGCTTGTTGGGCAGGTCAACGGGATAAGATACACAAACGCCACCACCGCCGGGTACTCTGAGGAAACAAGCGCATTGATCTCACTCAATGCCGGCGACCTTGTTGAGGTGATTGCAGGGCAGTCGTCTGGCGCGAATCGTGCGATGACAGTAGGGACATACCACAGCTTCTTCACTGGAGCCCGAATCGAATAAACACAGGAGAAACCATGAAAATAAAAGCACTAACCCTCGCCCTTATCGCCACCGCTGGCTTTATCGCATTCAACGCCTTCGCCGAGCCGGACCAGTTCAGCCGAGACCGCGGCATCGACTACGCGCGCGCGTGTATCCCGGTAGCCGGAGAGACAGCGCAGCTATCCGTCACGGCGAGCGCTGGGACCGGGGCGCTCGCGGCGGCGACCGTCTACTCGTACATCTGCACGGTGGCGACCTATTACGAGTTCGGCGACGCAGCGAACCCGACGGCGGACAGCTCGTCAAACTATCTGCCGAAGGACACGATGATTTATTTCAGCACGGGCGCGGTGACATCGCTCTATCTGGCTGCGGTAGATGTCGCCACGGCTGGCGGAACATGCTACGTCCACAAGTGCCGCTAACATGCCCCGCCTACTCCTAGCAACCGCCGCCCTGTGCCTGCTCACGGGCGGCGTAGTCGGTCGCCCCGGTGTCGGGGTCGGTGTTGGTTCAACGTCACGGCAGGGCGGTGCGCGCCCCGACTTCGCCCCAACCTTCGACGGCGGCGGGGTCGCGAACCTCGATGCGTCGTTGACGATCAACGGGATAACGGTCGAGCCGTTAATTCGGTACTACGGCGGGGACGCGGCGTCTGGCACTTGGCCAGCGGCGACATACGGCACGACGCTAACCGAGTTCCTAGATACAAATACCAATTCATTCAACGAAGGCTCCCCGCTAATGGGGGCCGATGACGACTCAATCTTGCTGTCAGCTAATGCGGGCTCCCGATTTGAGACCTCAGTATCAGCTACTGGCGACCTTGGAACGGGCGACCTTGCCCTCGCGATCCTGTTCAAAGCGAACACGGGCGGCGGAACATTTCTTGGAAAGCTATCTACGGATGGTTATCAGGTCGCAATAGCAAGCAGCACTCTTCGGTTCCTTCTGGATGACGCCGACGCGCAGGCCGGTGTTGCAACCGGAACGCTCATCAACGGTGCGTGGTACTACGCGAACTGCTTTATAAATCGGGACGAGGCGAGCACAAACGGCAGCCGGTGCTATGCTAACAATACGGCAGGCACGGGGGTCGATCTCTCCGCCCTTGCGAGCACTCTCACAAATTCGATCGGAATAGCAATCAACTCCAACGGTGAGGGCAGCGCGGTCGGGGAGGTTAACACTAATCTGGCATACATCGCGGTTTACGAAGCCCCAGGGGCGTGGTTTCAGGCAGGCGCGGCTGGCCCGGCAGAGTGGGCCACCGTCCACGCCGAGCAATTCGCCAAACTAACCGGCACATGGGACAGCACGTCAAGCGCAGGTCCGACAGTCGCAACACGATCAAGCACCGGCACGCTACGCAAACGAACGGCAGGCGTTACCAAGCTATACACCGTGGGTGGGAATTGGCCCCGCACTGAGCGCTGGGTTGACGACTCAGGCGGCGAGGTAGTTGGCTACCTTGCAGAGCCGGGGCTGTTCAACCTGATCACAGACTCCATGGCCATGGACAACTGGACCGAAAAGGACGCAGGCGACACACAGGACATCGACGGCGCCGATGATGCGTTCGGGAACGCGACCATGGATGGCAACATCGCAGACGCTACGGATGGCGAGCACGGGTTCACACATGCCTCAGACGCGACAACGGCCACGGCCTGCACTGTCTCCGCCACGGCT